TATCTACTTTATCAAAGAATGGTATCTTTCTATCTTCATCGGATACTCCCCCATATAAGATTCTAAACGTTCTTCCTTTGGATTCCCCATAATCACAACCATATTGGTCTGCTAACCATTGGTGAACCGAAGTATCGGGTAGTTTGTATTTAATCAACTTACCAATAATTCGTACATGATAAGCATCATAATCGAATTGTAAAAAGAGTTTACCTTTCTTTGGAATGAATACTCCCCTACTACCATCGGATTTGTTTAATGCACCATAATTGATACCTAAATGTCTATTGGAAGGTCTTGATGTAATCGTATATGGATTGTATTCGGTGAATGTGTGTGAAAACCATAAAGATTTACGATTATCTGGCCATCTATCAAAAAATTTTTCCCTATCGACCTGAATCCCTTTTCTCTCGATATCTGAAAGGATAGGAATCATCGTTTCATCCACCCAATTGTTTGTATGTTTTATATCCCATTCATCTGCAATACCTCGTAGTACCTCACCCCACTTCATTATAGGGATACTCTTACCCAAACCATCTCTTATACCCATTCGGATATAAAAACTCGTTAGAACCTCTAATTTATCACCGAATGAGTATATCTTAAAGTTTTCGAAGAATAAAGAAGTTTGCACATCTTTTAGATTATTTACCTTAATATCGGTTTGTAAGAAACCTTTTTTGTTCCAAATCCACTTTTCTTGATTCGAGGTTGATAAATCTATTTTTAACTTTTCACAATCATTATGGTTGAATGGAAGTATAAAATCAAGATTTCGGAATTGGACATACAAAAATGACAACCCATTAGTCATAGGATGTCTTTCCAAATCTTCCCAAATAGGAATAATCTTAGATTCTTCGTTATTCCAATATTCGAGAAATTGTTCTTTCTCTTTATTAGTTTCTACTATAATCATTCAGTAACTCCTGCATTATATTCTAATAGGATAAGTTCTGCAGTTTCTTCATCTACATAACCACTTCCATCGATATCGATTAAGTGTCCTATATAATACATACCATCTTGTTGTGTTAAATCTGTTTTTTTCATAATATTACAAATATACGAATTATTTTTGAATTTACCAAATTAATCTTCAAACATTTCATAAAGTTGACTAATTTCACTAACCCAATTTGGTGAAAAATTTGATAAAGAACTTAAATCACCCAACTTTACTTCAGTAACAGCCACATTATTTTCCAATACCTCCAACAACCCGTTTATAAGTGTAGGATACTCTTGAATATCAGATAAAAGTTTATCTTTAATTTCTGGTTTTAATCGTTGAAATAAATTTTTCATATTGCTAAGTGATTTAATTTTTCATGTAATCGTTTCATGTGTTTACAAGGTGAATGTGGCCTGAATTCTCTTGCCTTACATTCACAATCATCAATCTTGTAATCAGTTACCCTCACTTGATAGTAAGATAACTTACCTGTCTTTTTATTACGAGAACCCATTTCTCGATAGTACCAACTACTTGTCATAACCAACAAATTTCAGTTTAACATCATCAACTAATCCGTTTGATACTGCGAATGGATATTCTTCATTTAACCAATAGTTTTGAACAGTATCAACTTCGTTCAAACAATCTTCTTTTAATTCTTCGATATCATAACTATCGCCATATTTGATACCACCACAAAGAACCATTAGTTCATTAAGTTTATCAAAATCGTTTTGAAAATTAACAATTGATTTAATAATTTCTAATTTCATTAATTGAGAAACCATATTGTTGTGGTCATACATTTCTTTCGACCAAGGTTTTGTAATTTTTATTCCGTAATTCATATCTTATTTGTTTAAAGTTAACATTGATAATGGAACATTATATTCATTACTCAAGTTATATCTACCAAGTTCATTGTTGTTTAGAACTTCAATAACAGCTTTAGTTCTGTTAATTTTCTTAACTCTACATTGTTTACCACTAAGTTTTGGGTGATTAACTGAAACATTAGCTCCGATATAAAGTTCATTCTTTACATCCCAAGCTATTTCACTTTTTTTGATTTTGATTACTTCAACTACTTTAGAGTTCAACTCTCTTAGTTCTTCAAGGGAAAGGTTTTTTAATTCTGAATAATTCATGTTTTAAGTTTTAAGTGTTATTAATTATTTACATAGTAAATATACGAAAAATAAATGAGAAATCCAAGCAAAAATGGATTTTTTTTCAATTATTTTAACCACAAGTTATAAACATAATCGTAACTTGTTTTTAGTTGTTTTGCTAGTTCTGAGAATAATCTTTCTCTTATTAAACTATCGTAAACACCAAGGTAATCATATACATTGCCATCACCAAATAGTTGAGTAACTAATCCAACAAAGGTAGCATCATCTTTAATATCTTTACCCATATCATCAGTTGGGTACGTTTCTAAGTAAAATTGTTTAATTGTCATATCTTTTAAGTTTTAATCATTTACATAGTAAATGTACGAAAAAAATACGAGAAATCCAAGCAAAAAGTGAATTATTTTTTAAATTTTTTCAAAATAACCACCAACATCAAATGAAATATTAGTGTTTATAGAACCTTTAGTAGAAGGTACGAATTCGGATGGTTTAGCTATTCTAAAATCAACAGAAACTCTACTATCATGTTCTTCATTAGTTTTATTACCATGTAGTAAGTTTGCTCCTTTGAATACTAAAACCTCACCATATGAGATATTATAGGGTTTAAAATCTTCCTTACCCTCTTCTGATTCAATCCATATAGTATTTGTTTCATATGAATCGGTAAATGGTAGTAGTATATTTATTTCTGATTGTCCATGATTGTAATCCCTATCTCTATGCCACTCACCAACAGCTTGATTACCTTTTAAATGAACTCTGAAAGTTGGAATCTTTTGGAATATAATTTCATCTAATTCAAATTCATACTTAATGAACTTATCTATAAAATTATAATATGTTTGTCTAAACCTTTCATCAAAGTTACTATAATATAGTTTATGCCATGTAGTAGATTGGTCTTTTTCTCTTGTGAGTGTTTTATATTCTTCTACTTCATGTAGATTTTCAAGTGTGTTTGTTTTTAATGTTTCCTTTACAATTTCTCTGAATGGATATAAGGATGTATCATATCTTAATTTATATGTTTTTATATATTCCAATATTTTGATTGAATAGAATAGATATCAATGGGTGTTCTTTTCATATGTCCACCTTTTTTGAATTCAACACCTTTTAAAGAATATCCAGCTAAAAAACTTCTTCTAAATCTATTTGAATTATTTGGTTCTGAACCATGGACTGTATGTGAATGTAAAAGAACCATATCACCCTTTCTTGTATTACCTTGTATTTTTTTAAAATCATGTCCTTCAGGCATTACACATGGTTTACCTCTTTCATTTCTCCAATTTTTTGGATTAGTTTTCACCCTCTCTTCATCAACTTCAATTGGTAATATTCCTAATCTATGTGTACCCTCATAATTCCAAACAGCTCCATTCTCTTCATCATGATTATCTAAAGCTATAGTAATGTTTAGATATTCATTATGTTTACATCCTGTATAAAAAGAATTTTGATGCATATCTCTACCCAATTGACCTGGTGGTTTAAAGTAACACCAAGTTTGTGTTCCATCAATTTTACCATTTAGTAAAAATTCTGTTGCTTCTATTATCTTTGGATGTGTAAATATTTTTTGAAACTTTTCAGATAATTTATGTGGATACATAAATGGGTCATAATCACCCCATTCTTCCCCACCATCTTTAGTAGTTTTTTGTCTTTCTTTTCGAAGTATCTCTAATTCATTATTTAATTCATCACACTCATATTCAGTAAGTAAGGGCAATGTGGAGAATCCTCTATATCTCCAATCGAAAAGTAATTGTTGTTTTTCTTCTTCAGTAAGATATATCATATAACCTAATTTAGTTTGTATATGTATATATATTTAATTTTTGTAAAATTGTAATAAATTTGGTAAATATAATTTTAAGTTTGGCATTAGATGACCAACCAATTTAATAGCAGCAGAATTAGATTGTTGTACTGTTTTTTCATTTACAATAGTACTATCTAAAGAATTCACATCCTTAGGCCCTCTTATTCTCCATTTTACATCAACAACAACATATAATGGGTTATTTATAAATTGACCTTTTGCTCTACTTGATAACTCATATATAGGAGAACCTTTATCATTTGTTTTTTGTAAAAAATATCTTCGTATAAATCCCCTATTATAATCTTTATCACTTGGTTTAGGAATAAACGCTTTAATATTTTTTTCTATAATAGGTGTTCGGATTATTTTATTATATCTATCTTTATTTTCCATTATTGCTCATCTCCTATTAATCTAAAATCACAAGTAATATCTGTTTGCCATACCATACCACTCATACTATGTCCTACTGATATTATTTGGTAAAAACTTGGTGGCCCATATTTAAAAGGAATACCTTCAAATTGAATCATATCTCCAACTTTAAATCCACTTACACCATGTACACTAAATCTAACTTTGGCAAGACCAGGTATTGGATTAACTCTATTTGTATATTCTTTTTCAACTTCACCCTTAATATTAGAATGTAATCCTTTATCAATTAACTCTACTTGTTTTAAAGCAGCTTTATCATCCCATGTACCAACACATAATAAAGATTCAATAGTACCATTATCTCTGGAAGATTTTGTTGGGTCTGTTACAGCTTCTATAATATCTATCTTACCTTTTCTATCTTGAACTCGTGAAAATACACCTGCTTTATTGGCAAATATATCAAATGCTCTTGCATTAGCTGGTGGTTCTTCTTCCTCTTGGTTTTCAGTAGTTTCTGGTTGCTCTCCTTGAGCTGCCATTTTATTTAATTTTGTTCCAACTTGGTCCTCGAATACTCCTGGGTCTGAATAAACTCCACCAAATAACATAAAAGGTGTATCACCACTACCATCTACCTGATTAGCAGACATTTTCTTTATCATAACACTACTCTGCATAGCACCAGGTACACTCATATTCCAATCTATTGATAAAAATGGAGAACGAGAACCTCTTGCTTCAAAAGTTGCAATTTCATCTACTGTTTGTTTTTCAATATGTCCTGAAAATGTTTTATCTTCATATGTTAATATAGTAGGGCCTTTATCATCTCCCTGCTCTGCTCCTTCTCTTAATTGAAAATCCCATATAGAATTACAAGCACCACTCATACCATTTAACATTTCAACCATCACATCTTTAGAGTTCATATTGGATTTAGCCATACATTGTTTAAAAAATTCATAGTTAATATATAAATCCTTTAACCAACCCCAAAACCCTGCCTTTTCTTTTGTAGGTTCTACTGTATCATCACAATCGTATTTTAATACATCACCATCTAAATCATATGTACATGGAAATGCAAAAGGTACTGGTCTTGATTGTCCTGTTGCAGGGTCATCTGCAGAACCATTCAACTCTGCAATTTCATCACCTTCTGGTGCAGATTCTACAATTGGATGTAAGTTTGCTTGAAATTCTTTATTACCCAACTCTTCAAAATTGATAAACTTTATAGGTTCTTCACTTTCAGAATCTACTAAAGCCTGTCTTAATCCAAAATTAGGAGCTTGTGTATTCGGTATATATAATACAGATTTATCAGTACTCCACATATGTGGGAAAGCTTTAATTACAGTTTTTGAAATATCAATAGTTAAATTTTGACTTTTAACATCATCACAACCAGTTTCTTTTCTTTCCAAATCCATTGCATATGAGTTGAATAAAGCCACTGCCAATTCAAATCTAATAAATCGTTCTTTATCAAACAATGGAGTATCGTTTGGTATAGATAATGATTCACCACTTCTATTTCGTATAGTTGTACCTTTGGTTAATGATTTCAATAAGTGGTCTCTTACTTCTTCATCAAAATTAACAAAATTACCTTCATACGCCCAACTTCTTCCTTGTGAATCCTTCTTTGTTGCCCAACTTCGAGTATTTGCTGTTTTTTTGGTATTAGGTAACCCATTAAACATCTGTTTGTACAAAGCAACTCCTGGTGTACTCTTACCAATTTTTTCAGGTTCAAATGATGGTGCACCATTGTTTACTGTATTTTCTGTACTATTACCTCCAGTATGTACTTGCATATATTCTGCAACTTGTCCTACACCTGATAGTTGTACTTCTACTTCATAAGTTTCACCTGCTCCAAATTTAACACTTCCACCAGAAACAATTCCTAATGTTGCATCATATTGGTATTTTGAATCTTTCCTTTTTTCTTTCAGATATGTCCAATTATTATATTGTACCATATCACATGGTGTAATTGCTCCACCTGCACCTACTTTTTGTTCAACAGAATCAGCAACATTCCAACCCCACTCAAGTAAAACATGAAATCCTGGTTCTAAGAAATATTTTGCAATTTCATCTGTTTGTTCTTTTGTAAAACATTTTATTACAAATTTTGATATTTTTAAAGCTCCTTGTTGTCTTTCTTCTATACTAAGTGATTCAATAACAGGAGAAGGTCTTAACCCTCTTCCTTCCTCAATTTTAATTGGAGTAGTCATATCTAATGAATACCCAAGTATACCTGGTTGTGTTAGATTACCATATGTATTTTGAAAAGCAGTACTTTTATCATAATTCTTTCTATGGAAACTTTCCATTACCAAACCACCAGGACTATCTCCTTCAACATCTTTTCCTGCAGAAATTACTCGTATCCATGTAGAAAGTCCACCAACACCACCTTGAGATAGGGGTTTGTTTGTGTTTTCAGCTCGAGATTCTAAAATCTCTCTGAGTTCTTTGTATAAATTTGAATACTTTGGAAAAAACATACATTATAATTTTCTAAAATCGTTTATAATTTTTTGATAGTTTTGTGGTATTCTCAACTGAGTACCATCTGGTAATGCAAAAGTAGCATCATGGATGTTATTAGCTGTAGCAATTATCCACCAATAAGCAGAATCATTATAAAACTCATTTGCAAGAGTATCTAATCTATCATCTGTTTGTGTAACTATATATATGTCATTATCAGATTTAGGTATATCAGGATACACCCTTGACCTAAAAACAGTTCTACCATCTTTAAGTTTTTGTTTCTTATTATTTTGATATCTACTTGTTGCCATTTTATATTAAAAAGTTTTTGGAGTACCTCCATAGTTATAAAGTTCGGTTTCAATACCCGGTGTTTCTACCAACTTAATTGTCATAGATACATCAATAAACTTTGGTAATTTCAATCCATCAGTATCTATTTCCCAATTTCCATTATCTGGTACAGTATAAGTTAATGATTCTATAAATCCTGTTCTATCTTTATAAACATCTCCTAATTGAAATTTTATAAATGGAGCATTTATTATATCTAAGTTTTCACCACCATATGAAGGATATGTTTGTCTTGTTAAAAAATCTATTCTTTGCCAGTTTAGAGCCAATTCATTAGAATCATTACAATATATGTTTAAGTTAAATGTTATTGCTCTCTCAACACCTTCATAGATATAATAATTATGAGGATTTCCAATAAATTTATTTCCACTCCAAGTTGGAGTAACTGTTTCACTTAACCCACTTACAGTAGTTCTAAAAAACATTTTATCATCTTCAATTTTCTTATCTCCATATTTTTTATCAGAAGGTTGTGGGTTCAATGATTGAATCCAAAAAGGAATTTGTAATACTTCATCTTCAGAAGTTACATTATATAATGGTGTTTTGTGTGTTCTTGGTTTTTTACTTTTATAAAAGAGGGCCCCTTGTCTATCCTCAATTGCATCCATACCGATACCCATTTTTCCTAAAATATCGGCTTCTTTATTTTTAAGGATATCTGTACGATGGTCATCGGTAGTTCCATCTCCTTTATCAAAATAAGTTGCAGGTTCAGTATCTCGTATAGGACCACCACTTCTTTTTCCAAAAATAGCCCCTCTTATTGCATCTTTACCTGCTTTTAAAGCTCCACCAACTGCTTGTTTACCTAAAGTAGATGGGTTACCACCAGATGCCTTTAACAACGCTCCTAATCCAGTTCCATTTTTACCCCATGTTTCTTTTGTATAAGCTTCGTTTGTTGGATTATCTTTAATTGTTTTTCCTTTTTTTCCAACTTCATCATCAGCTTCTATTCCCATTCTCGATGGTAGTAATGTTACTGGTATTCCAAGAAAAGAGTTAACTGCATCTGTTGCTTTACCTATTACTTTAGATAAACCACCTCCCTCTTCAGAACCCAGTGCATTTAACATAGTATCTTTATCAGGAGTACTTCTTTTAGCTATTCGAGTTGCTTGATTACCATATATTAGTGGATTGTTTAGTTCCACAAGAGATTTTACCCTAACTCCACTAAGTTCTTGTTCAGCAAAGTTTTTAACTTGTTGTTTAAAACCACCTCTATTTTCTTGTGCAGAAGAATCTACCAAACCATCAGCAGTTGTTCCACCAGGAAAGTTAAGTTCTTTGTTTTTAAATAATTCTTCTATTGTTGGCATAATTTATTCTCCTTATGATACTAATCTTGATGCAAAGTTTGAACGATTAAGTTGTTTTTCTAATTTTCCACCAATCCCTCTTGTTAATACATCTCCATCCATTTCAATTAAAGCACCTAATAGTACTGCATCTCGTACTTCATCTAATTTTTTAAGTAATTCTTTATTATCTCCCTTATCACCTTCCATTAATCCTATTTTCTCAGCTAATTTTGAAACAAGTTCTGGTAATTTAGCACTACCACCCGTAGCGGCTCCCGCCATACCTGTTATGAATCCTATGTTCTTAACATCCAATCCTTGGGCTGCCATAGCTACACCAAACATTGCAGTTGAGAACTCATTGAGTACTTGAGTTAGTGATTGAATAGGAGTTATAGAGGATTGTACTTTTTCTAAAAAGATATCAAAATTTTCTATTGATGTTACTAAATGACTTGAAAATGTTGTAATACCTGGTCCAAACGTTACTAATTTTTCTAACATTGCAAGAGGACCTGTTGGTTGTTGTTCTTCACCACTCACCCAACTTGCAAATTTATTACCAATAGCACCAACCGCATTTCCAATACCTCCAGCGGCTGCACCTACTCCTGCTCCAACTCCAAATACCGCAAGGGCTCCACCAAGAGCAGTGATTGCTCCTGCCATAGCAAGTACTTCACCTGCAGAACCTGATTTTTCTACTATCATTCCAAGTGTATTACCAATAGAATCAAATACACCTATGATTGTTTCTCCAACTACTTCTGCAATTGATACAAATGCTCCAGCTACTGTTTCTACGATAGGTGCAAATGCCTCCATCATACCTATCATAGTATTTCCTATTACATCTGCTAATTGTACAAATCCATTTACAAGTATTTCAATTACAGGAACTACAATAGCGGCAATTCCTTCAAATATAGATTTAAACATTTTACCTAATGGTTCAAGTGCAGGAGCCATAATTCTCATGGCGGCCGCTAAACCAATAAATGCTAATGTGATTGCTGCTAATCCGATTAGAGCTGCTGGATTTGCTAATGATGCTAATCCACCTGATAATCCTTTTAAGAATCCACCAAGTCCTTTTCCTATAACATTCAATGCAGTACCAATACCTTTTGATATACCAGATATTAAACCTCCAATACCACTACCAATAGATTTCATTGCTCCACCTAAACCAGATGCAATAGATTTAATTGCTCCACCCAATCCTTGTCCTATTGATTTGATACCATTACCTAATGTTTTTAAGAATCCTCCACTACTTGATGCAGTTTTAGTTGTTGTTTTACCAAGACTGAGTAGATTTTTTCCTATACCAAATATACCACCACCTAATAATTTTAATAATGGAAATACTAATTTTAATCCCATAAAGGCGGCACCCAATACAACTATTTTTTTACCAAGTCCTCCTGCACTACCCGCTTCTTCTCCACTAAGTCCTGCAAGTTTATCACCTATCCAATCAAATGCTGGTTTTATAATATCGTATGCTTTCATTACAGCATCTTTAACAACACCAAACCCTTCTTTCATTCCATCAATAAAACTCATAATCGATGGTTTGTTTGCAGTAAACCAGTCTCCCATTTTATCGAATGCAGTTTGTACCTTCTCAATACCACCTTTTAGTATTTTCATTCCACCATCATTTATCCACTTCATCAAACCTTGAGCTAAAGGCATTAATAATTGACCTACCTTCATACCGATATTTGCCAATTGACCTTTTAGTACATCCATAGATGTGTTCATTTGATTAGTGGTTTTTTGTTGGTTTAAAGCCGCTTGTAATCCTTTTTTATCCATTTTGGATAAATCTTTACCAGAAGCTATTAAAGCTTGAGCCGCTTCTAAATCTTTTCCTTTTAAATCACCAAGTTTTTTTTGGATTCTCTGTTGGTTAATCATATCTCCAATTGGCATTCCTGCTGCTTTGGAAAGAGCTTCTTGTTGATAAACATTAAGTTTTGTTAAATCACCAAGTTTACTTACTTCTTTTAAAGTTGCTTGTTGAGCTCCTACAACATCACCTTGAGCTGCAAGATATCTTGCTTGATTGAAGTTAAGATTTGTACCTAATATTGCACTTGCTTCTAATTCTGAATTAATAGAAGATTCAAAATCAAGTAATCCTTTAGCAACACCAGCTGCTTGTTTAATTGATGTACCTAATTTAGCTGCTTGAATTGCTGCCTTCTGTAAAGATTGTGGTGAACCTTTGAAGTAAGTGTAAACTTCTTCAGAACTTTCCGCCATATCCTTCAATACCTTATCTGCAGGTACTCCTGCTAAGTTTGAAGCTTGAACGGTTATGTTAACCATGTTCTGAGCAAGGTCTTGTGATTGTCCGAATGCGTTTTGGAATAGTTTATTTACATTACCAATAGCATCTGCACTTAATCCCATACCTACCGCTAATTTGGTAGTATTATTTAGTACTGCTGCACTTACATCTTCAACACCACCAAAGGCGTTAAACATTGCTCCAGCTGCTTTTGCACCATCTTCAAGTGAACCACCCATACCTTGAGCAATTCCTGATACAGTTCCTATCTTAGATGATATACCTGCAAATTGTCCGTTGAGTATTCCTGTTTCTTGTCTAAATGCAATTGTGGATTTTTGCATTTTATCCATGGTGAGTAAACTCATTCCAAGTAAGGCAACAAACCCAACCATGGCAGTTCTCCAAGAGAATATAGATTTAAATACAGCTCCTCCTGATTTCTTCATAGCATTTGCTAATCCAGCAGCTTGAGATTTACCTTCTCTCATCCCTTCGTTGAAATCAACTACAAATTGTTTTGATGCTTTACCTAATTTGTTTTTGATTCCATCTGCTCCTTTTTTAGCAAGTGAACCTAACATTCCACCAAGAACAGGTATTTGATTAAGGTGTCCTGTCATTTTATCAAGAGCACCTCCTATTGATTCTTCGTATTGTTTTGCTGCTTTATTTACAGCTTCTGTGTTTTGAGCAAGTTTTTCTTCTGTTCGTAATGTAGCTAAGGTAGTATCTAATATATCTACTTTAGCATCACCAATTGCTTTATTTTTACCAAAATGAGATGAAGCTATTCTATCTTTTTCAGCTTCTATTCTTTGAATTTCTTGTGTAATTGATGCAGAATCACTCAGTCCACTAACCGATGATTTCAATTCACTATTAAACTCTTTTATTTTTTGGCCTAATTTTGTTCTATAATCAATTTCTGAATCAATATCCGATTGAATATCGGATATAAGAGATTGGGAAACTTTCAGAGCGCTCTGATATTCCTGTTCTAATTTAATTCTCGCTTTTTGTTGCTTTAACGATTCAGCCATCTAATACAGTTCCTTTATATTAGTTTAATAAACGTTGCCACGCTTTAGGAATTGGTTTTCCTTGTTTTTTTCTTTCTTCTGCTTTTTTTCTTAGTGCAGTGAAGGCATCATCTAAATCTTTTCCTAATTTGGCAAACTCTTTATCACCTTTGAGTTTTTTACCCAAACCTCGTTTAAATAATGTATCTATAAGTCCTTCTGGAAGATTAAACTTTTTTGTTAAAGAATCTTTAACTACTTGCCTTTGTTCCGTTGTAAGTTTTTTCATATTTTTATACTCCACATTTATACTACTATAAATATAGTTTAAAAAAAAAGTGAGGAATTTTACTTCCTCACATTTACATTTGGTCCTTTAGCTTGTGAATTTGTAGATTTAGAACTTTTTTTAAGTTGTTCTTCTTCCTTTTCTTTAGCCTCAGCAAGTTGTTTATAATAAAACGTTCTGATATGTACTGGTAACCTATAAACTCCTTCTTGAGTGAATCCATTACCATAGTAACATAACTCAAAAATTTGCTTATGGAGCATGACTGAGTAATTAGTCGGTAGGCCAAAAAAACCCCACGCCCATTGGAATGGGCTTCACCTCCGTATCACCAGTAGTTGGATTCGTGAAAGGGAATTCCATATTGATATCAGGCTGGTGTTTCCTAACATTTTCTCGGAATGCTCTTGTATCTCTTGTTAAAAACTTATTGTTGATAAAATCATTGATTGATTTTGCATCTTCTTTACCATCAACAGAGGTAATCATATATCGATACCTTGTAGTTAATTCAGCGGATGGTGCATCTTGATTTAATCTATTTAATGCTTTAATATCAGCATCAATTTTCTTTTCATCACCATGTGTTAATATTCTCCATTGAAGATTTACTCCTGTTGTAGTGGTATATGTATAAGAGTTTTCTCTATTTAGTAGTTCTAAATCAGTTTCTTTTGTTTGTACTTTTGATAAGTCAACAGATGTTTTATGAGCATCACCCATTTCATCTTGTACCTGAACAGTATATTCTGGACCATAACCCAAAATACGAACTGCCAACATTATAGCATTTTTGTCCCCCAATATAATATCATCGATATTAATTGCTTTATCTACTATAATTGACTCAAATAACTTGTCAAGAACCACCCCCTTTCGTATAAGATTCTGTGAAGCAAGAATTTCTTCTTCTTTCGCAGTCATGTATTTTATTTCTATTTCTCCAGATGATAGGGGATTATCTTCTGGATAACATTTACCTTGTGATGGTAGTGATATCACTTCGGTAGGAAAATCGTAATTTGCCATATAACTTTATTTTAATTGTTTCGTATATAAATATATAAGTTTTAAAAAATTAGAAATTAGGCATAAAAAAAGTTCTCACTAAGAGAACTTTTTTCTTTATAAAAATAAGTTGGAGTAGTATTAAAATTCTAAGATTGCGTAATCATAAGAAAGTGTCAATTCAATTGAAGTAGGTTCGTTTGATGACCAATCCAATCCACCGAAGTTTGCTGATTGGATAAATGCACCTTTAAGAGTCCATTGTTCAATTTTATCACCAACAGGTCCTAATAGATAACATTGGATATCTTTTTTATAGAAATCTGCGTATCCATCTCTACCGGTGATAGATTCATGAGAAGTTCTCACCCATTCCATTACTGCTTGTGCACCACTTGGAACAATTGGGTCATAAAGTGTCATGGTAACATCTTGCCAATCCCCTTTACCTTTGAGTTTTCTCTTAACATTGATGTGGTCAAGAACAACAGTTTCAAACTGAATAGTTGGTCTTGTAGCTACTTTTATAAGATATGAAGGAATACCATCAATTTCCATGATGAACCTATTTTGCATCTTAGGTTCAAAGTTGGTATAAAACATATCGTTAAATTCTAATACTTCTGCCATTTTTTTTTCTCCTATTTACTATTATAAATATATAGTTTTTTTATTTTTAATTAATTATGCTGAGAATGATGCTCCTGTCGGTAAGATGTTGAAATCTAACACGATGAATTCAGCAGTTTTTGTTGGTTGTAAGAAAATCTGTCCAGCCAATATATTTCTGTCGATTACATCTGGTGTGTTATTACTCTCATCCATCACCACTCTAAATGCATATAAACCTTGTCTTTGTTGTATTCCTTCTAAATAAGGATTTACAGTATTCAAGAATCTACCTCTTGTTTGTGCCGTATTCTGTTCGAATACTAAGTATCTTGATGTAGATGCAATGTACTTCTTAACTTTAATCATTAATCTTCTTACATTGATTCTATCAAGTGCAGATGCTCTATCTTGTAAAGTTTTCTGTCCAAATGCAACAATACCTTCACCAGGGAAAGATGCGATTGGATTAACTTTTCCTTCATATAGAGTATCTCTCTCAGCGTGTGTTAATCTATTCAATACAGAAACAGCTCCTACGATACCACCTCTGTTTAAACCAGCTGGTGCAAACCATTCAGCTGCTACAGCATCATTGGCTGCGTATATTCCAGGCATCAATACTGATGGTGGAACAGCGGTTAGTCTGTTTGTTCTTGAATCGATTGTTTTAACCCATGGGTAGTATGTACCTACATAGTTAGAATCTAATCCGTTAGCTTGTTCAACTGCTTGTGATATAGTATCTGATGATACATTTCCATTAGATGAGTTGTAAGTTACACCAACAACATCACCGATGAAGAATGCATCTTCTCTAGCTTCTACCATATCAACAATCTTATCAAATACATAAGAGTGATGTCTACGAACAATACCAGGTGCTGATACTAAGTTAATATCAAAATCATCAGGGTTAGATACTGAGTTAATACCTTTAATATATGCGATTGAACCACTAGCGGTTGAAGTTGAACAATTAAATCCTTGTGTGTTACCACTACCAAAGTTTGCTGATGAACCAGCAAGTGCTACTTCAGTAGTTGGAGATAAACCATCAAATCCACCTTGGAATCCAACTAAAAATTGTCTTTTGTTAATATCAACGGCTGCAGAACCAGTCAATTCAAAACCAAATGAATGTGTTCCGTCTGATGTAGTTACAGTTCCATCAAATGCAAATACAGTGTTTGAACCATATCCTGCTCCAACTGGAATTGGTGATAAGAAATGTGAGTTATCAATTTTAACAGTACCTGTCTCTAAATCAATTCCACTAAATTGTACACCATTCGATGCGTTGTTATCTTTAGAATCTATTGAGAAGATTACACCAGGTGTAATACTATCTGAACCACTAAGTGGTGATGAGTATTTACCATGTCCAAATGGTCCTGCAGTTACAGGGAATGAACCTTCTACTTTACATTCTACTCTTACATACTTAGAACGATTTACATAATCTCCGTTTTCAGTTTGTTTTCCGTTTGAATCTATTACAACGTTTCTATCACCTATTACTTTCTTAATGTAATTTGGTGAAGCAGGGTCTAAGTTCAAGTTATTGAATGTTTCTAAGATTACTGGTCTCTTATCTGTATCAGAGTATCCTCTAATTGCGATTGAGAAAGTTGCGTAATCAGTAGAATTATTTGAACCAGCTGCTTTTACGTTAAATACTGCTAATTTAAATTCTTTATTGTAGTTTCCACCATCACCGATAGTATGTAGTCTAAATAAATCACTTCTTTCACCAGAAATCAACTGAGATTGTATCCAAGGAGTGGAAGCGTGTTGAATATCTTGTGTAAATTCTTGAGTACCTAAATCAATTACAGTTACTTTAGAACCACTTAAGAAGTTATTAACTAATGAACCAGCTCTTTTTTCAAAGTATTTGTTCATGTATATTTTTTTAGAACCTCTTGCAGATTCTCCAAATACATCCGATAAATCATTTCCTGCACTTGGTAGTACAGATGCGGATACTCCAGTTCCTATGTTAGAACCACTAATAGAGAAAGCTGATGCCGAAGGTTGACAATCTATAATACCAGATAGAGGTTCACCATCACCAAGTACACCAACAGATTCATCTCCATTGTGTGTTGCGTGTAAAACTCCAACTAATTTTCGTCCTCCTTGAATCGCAGAACCACTAACTACTATACCAGCTGCTCTTGTATGTGAATACCCACCTACATGACCAACTCTAACAATTGTTACAGTTCCTGCTTCTCTTAAATAATTTTGTACGGTGTAACCTGTATAGTATGAACCATTAGGTGTTCCGAATATTTCTTCAAATTCTGATTGTGTACTGACAACGGTTGGTACGAATGCAGGTCCTTTTTGGAATGGTCCAATTACTGCTGCTCCTATCTCACCAATCCCTTGTGCTAAGAAAGAAAGGTCATTTTCTCTCGTAAATACACCAGGTGATACAATTTTTTCTGCCATTTTATATTACTCCTTGTTTGTTATTTGTGTAATGATACACATATAAATATAAATAAAAATTCCTAAAGAACTATTTTTGTTCTTCTTCTTTTTCTTTTGTTGTTTCTGCAGGTATAAAAGTGTTTGAAGTCGGGTCATAATTACCATCTCCATACTTCTCATTTAAACTCTTAAACATGTCAGATTCTTTTACTACTAAGGAAGAGTGTTGTTTTAATAATTCTTCTTCCATCGCATCTATTTCTTCAACTCTTCTTTTTCTTTCAATTGATAATTGTCCCAATCTCGTAAAGATATTTGAAACATCTTGTCTTAGTTGTTCTAATCCCGCAACTTCTTCGTTTGTAAACTTTATTTCTTTTGCCATTTTGATATATTTTTAAAATGTTATTCAGTATATATAAATATATGAAACTTTTCAAAACATAAATTTTTTATGCAGTAAATGTTAGAGTTTTATAACCAGATTTTAATCCATGGTCAATTGCTCTTACTCGTGCATAATATGTAGTACCACTCGTAGTTGAATTTACTACATTTAAACTTGTACCACTATATTCAGTAAAATTAAATATATCACTTCCACCAGATGTTGTACCAACTTGTACATCATATGCAGTAATACCACCTGTACCACTTTCACTACCCTCAGTCCAATTTAACATTTTTTCTGTACTATTATCGATACTATATGTTAATGTATCTGGAGTTCCAGGTGCTCCTAAATCTGAGTGTGAACTTCCACCTTTGTTGTGAGATATAAATCCATTAGCTAAATAAGTATCTGGTGAAGTTACATCAAGTGATACGATTTCAGTAATTTCATCATTCACTTCAATACTTGTAATTTCTACTTCACTTCCATCATGTCTAATTAATGAATCACCTTCTAATATAGTACCAAGAGTTTTAAATAATATTTCATTTTCTCTTTTTACTAACATTGGGTGTTCTGAAGTTCCAACTATTGTTCCTTCGTTGATATCATATATTCTTTCAGAAAATGAAAATACAACATCTTTTACAATTACTTCACTTTCAGATGGATTTTCATCACCTTCATATGAATACTCTAATAAGTTAACATCTTCATTATATTCAGGTAAAGAATATCCTTTTAATCTATCACCTTCTTCTAAATCACCAATTTCAACTTGTGTTCCATCTATCTTTGTTACCAAAGTATCAGAAACTAAACATAAAGAAGTTGAGTTACCATCATATGAATCTACTGAATAAACTGTTTTTGTTATAGCAGTGTTATATCGTGTAGCGTGGTCATTAAATCCATCAGCAAAAGTACCAGATAATGTATGTGATACAGTTCCCATAAGAGAAGTTTGCAAACTACTTCCTTGTGGATTCATAGAACCAACTGTAATTACAGCGGTATAATCTGAGTTTGAACCTATTGATAAGAATCCTGATGCATCACCACTCATATTAAATGCAGGAGATACTGCCCAAGTGAAATTAGCTCCTCTACCTTTTATACTTCCAAACTTACTTCCTTCATTTGCAAATGTCATTGTGTAAGTTTCATTAGTAGATTCAACAGCATATGTATATCCATCAATATCATTATCTACTGCGGATATATAATAATCACTTAAAGAAACTTGAGTACCTGCAGAACTATTTAATGAATCAAGTGAAACACTACTATTTTGTGTTTCTCCTAAAGCCCCTGCTAAATTATTTAAACTAAGTGTTTCTCCTGAACTTGGCATTTATTTCTCCTATATATTATAAATATTAAGTAAATCCTTTACCCACATATCTCTATTAGTATAATTATCTTTCATAAATTGTTTGAGTAATTTAAACCAATGATTTTTTTCAGAATATGGTACTTCGATTAACCTCTTATAAATATCTTGAAATTCTTTTTTCGATGAAGCTCTATAAGGATACTCAAAATCTTTACACCATGTTGAATGTAAAATAGGTAATTTTCCCCTATCTACCGCTTCAAATATTGAATATCCAAAAGGTTCATGTGTAAATGAAGAATGAGATATTCCCCAATCCATATTGTAAAACATATCTTTATGTTTTGAATTATAATGATATATTTTCATTTTACTTGTATCAATCTTTACACTCGATTTCCATATAAAATTAAATTCTTTAGAATCTGTAAAAAGATATGATTTTAATCCATCTAAATAATGTGGATTTTTTCTTCCTTCACATCTTGATGCAAATCCTAAGTTATTTGATTTAGATAATTCTAAATTGTGTTTAAATTTATAAAAGTTAGGGATGTTTTTATTTTTAATCAAAATATCGAATAAACCAACCCATATAGAATGTTTTGAAATTTTATTAATTTCCATTTCCCAACTCGAATCTAAATAAGGATGCCATCCTATTGATGCATCTGTACCTACTTGTGATTTTAAAATATGGTCTACTGAATTATGTAATATGTTAGAATGTATTTTATGTTTATTTTCTTCAATTATTTTCATTGGAGTATAATGACCATGTAATATATTGATTCTTCTAGCTCCTTTACATATATCTTCAAACTTTTCTATATTATCTCCATGCCAATGAGCTTCAATTGGAAATTCATAATCTTCATGTCCTTTTGGTTTATTTCTATGTAAAAGAAGAATAGGTTTTACATCTAATTTAGGAGCAATTAACTCCATCCATAAATTTACCCATGTATCAGTACCAGCATTTACCCAAGGGCCACCACCAGTTGTATAATAAACATCATACATATTTTATTTTTTTACGATTATAACACCACCAAAGTTTATTGAAAAAACAACTGTAACTCTATTTGCAGAATTTGTTGTTACACTTGTTGGTAATTCTTGTTGGTTTGTTGAAGTATTCCAACATTGTACTATTGGATAATTTTCATCCAAATTATGGTCAACTACATATGAAGTTGCACCACTAACTGTTTCTTTATGTGTAGTATGGTCTGTTACTTGAACCGAACCACTAATTACACCCCTTGGTAAAATTGAATTTACATTACCACTTGTTACAGTACCTAATGTTGTAATATTTCCTTGTGTAAAGTGTTCGTTTGCGTTATATCCACTAACTGAAGAAAGTGTTACTTGTGAAGAACCT